TGCTGTTGCCATCGTCATCAGTCAGGTAGCGAGTGCGGCTGTCGCAGCTGCATCGAACGCCGCCAGCGCAGCCGCTGCAAGCGCAGCGAGAAAGGTAGACAAGTGATCAAGCGCATCATCATTGATCTCGTAGGCGGCGCGTGGACCATTCTCGGTCTGCTCTTCGCTGTCGTTGTTTTGCCAGAGGGAGACACGCAGTCCACAATGGCTACGCTGTTCGGCGGACTGACGCTGATCTGGCTAATCACTGGACCACTTAGGTGGATGGAGGAGTAATGAGCGCAGCGGATCACATCGAGCAGATTCACGAGCAGGGCTGGACTAAGGTCAACACCGCTCCAGGCGAGTGGGTTGCACTAGTACCGAACGAGAACAACAGCGCCTTCGGCGGCACGCTCTGGCGCGTTGCAGAGGACGGCAACGAGTACGCAGAGGGATCAACCGCTGGTCATCCGGTAAGCGCCGCCTTGGACTTTGAGGCAGCCGCTCGTGCGATTGCGGTGATCATCAAGCAGGAGAACGCCTAATGCCGCTCTACCGCGTCAAGTCGCAGCTGTACGCCGACGCTGAGGCGCAGGTCAAGGGTGCCGCGAATCAGATCCTAGATGACTGCACTTGGTCATCCTGTGCCGCCGCAGTCTCGTGGGCTTCTGGCTACACGGTCGACTACAGCGCCGCTGACGGCGTGGCGGCATTCGAGAAGGCGACAGGGCGCAAGGACAAGCAAGGCGTGAACGATGCAGGCGGCTCGCTCAAGGAAGCCGTTCAGACCATCGCGGTACTCGGCGGCAAGGCGCGCTACGCGAAGTCGTGGGAGGATGCGATGGCAGCAGCCAAGCAGGGTGCCGCACTTATGGTCTGGGTGCAACAGCCAGTTGGCTACCCTGCCGACGTTCATATCTCGAAGTGGCACGACGTCTGGAAGAAGTGGTGGACAAAGAAAGACCCTGCTCACCTGAAGGCTGGCTACGGTCATATGACGAGCGCTGCGTGGTGCGAAGACCACGGCTGGCAGTGGGCGTGTCCGACGCGCGATGACAAGCAAGCCGCGGAGAAGTACGGCGTGCCGGTCACAGAGGCGCAGCTGCGCCAGATCGCCAACAGCAAGGTCAAGGCGAAGAAGGTTGCAGTCGACTACAAGTGCCTGCTCATCGTCACGCACCCAGGCAAGGTCGCCGCTCCTGGTCCAGTTGCTACGCCAGTCGTGGCTCCAGCTCCTGTGGTCGCGCCAGTCAGCGCTCCTGCACCTGCTCCTACAATCGCCGCAGAGGTACCTAAGAGCAACGTAGAGAGGAGTTCTATGCCAAAGGCTACTAAGACAGCCGCGGTGATCGCTGACGCTGAGGAAGCGCTTCAGCGCGTGGACTGGGATGACAAGGGCAAGGAAGCCATCGCTGCGCTCGTTGAAGCCGCCAAGGCAAGCAACGGCAAGAAGGGCATCCGCGCCAAGGCAGCCGCTTCAATCGGCTGGATCATTGCCAACACCGGCATCGATGAGATGGTCGTTGAGGCGCTCCGCACAGGGCTTGGAACAGGACTAGCCATCGCCTTGGCGAGTGGCTCACAAATCACACGCCTGGACGCTGACCAAGCCGATATGATCTTTGCTGGCGCTATTGCCGCCTGCCTTCAGGTCATCGTGCGTGCGCTCAACCCTGACGATCCGAAGTTCGGTATCGGCAAGGCGAAGCAGGAGATCCGCAACGGCAACGGTCCGCACAAGTAAATCGTGCCAGTTCGAGTTGCCAAGCCGTTCGGCAACTGCTCGGTCTGCGAGATGGTCGCTAGGGTCTGGGAGGTTGAGTCCGCAGGCGAGCTGCTCTGTGGGGTCTGCCTCCGGCTCCTGGTAGCGATCAGCCTAGAGGACTTGTCTCAGCCGTCCTAGGCGGCTTCCCCTGGGTGGTCCCTCCTCCACCCAGGGGGCTATCCACCCTGCATAAAACATATTCACCCCACCCCTTGTGCTTTAGGGGTTGACGGCTGCTTGCCGTTGAGCGTATGCTGACCAAGTCAGGCAGGACTCAGCCAATCGGCTGGACTGACAAGGAGGTCAAGATGAGCAAGCGACTAGAGATCCTCAAGGACAAGCTCGCCAAGCAGGAAGCGCACGTTGCTCGGATGACAGAGTTCGATCCAAAGCAGCGCAGCATCAAGGCTGCGGTTGCTATCGCCGAGATGTACCGCGAGCGCCTTGCAAAGTTGGAAGGCGAACTCGCAGCGGAGTTGCCAATCAGCCACCTATCAGAGGAGACGCAGGTGGCAATCGGTGCGCGCCGATTGGAGACGCTCGGTATGACCCTTGATGAGCAGATGGACAATCTGCTCAGCCTGGAAGATTAGGTAGAGGAGGATTGATGATGCTCGCAGCAATCAAGACCGGAATCATCCGCGGAGTGATCCTGGCACTGTACGCAGTGATCGGCTATCTCTTCGCCTATGTAGCAATGGGAGGACGAGTTCTATGAAGGTCAACCGAAAGACCACGCCAAAGATGGTGGTGCGACCGCACTTTGTCAGCGACTACGAGCGACTCGAACGAGAAGCTCACAACCGCGAACGCTTCAACCAGACAGTCGCCGTGATGGCGTTCTGGGTGTTGATTGTCCTGGTGTGGAAGTTGGTTGCACGATGAGGTGCGCCTACTGCAAGTCACCGATCAAGCCGAAGTCAACGCAGAAGCGTGACCAGATCTGCGGCGTCTGCTGGGCGCTGCTGATCCAGATCGCCAAGAGCCAGCCAGTATTTGGGAGGACACAGTGACCAAGTGGAAGTGCAGCATCTGCGCTAGGCAGATGCAGACAGAGACCAAGCCAAGCCTGATCGAGCGTCTCTGTCCTGACTGCTGCGTCAGTCATTGGCAGAAGGTCGTAGAGATCTACAAGACAGGCGATGAGGATCGCTTGGCAATCGCCAAGAGCAAGCTGCGCGCCGCGCAGCAGGCATTGAAGAAGACACAGGAGGTCAAGTGAGCAAGCGATACGAGTTCATTAGCGCGCCGCAGCGCAGCCCTGAGTGGTTCGAGATCCGCAAGGGCGGCATCACCGCCACCGGTATCACCGCCATCAACGGCACCTCACCGTACAAGACCGCATACCGCCTCTGGGCGGAGTTGACTGGTCAGGTTGGTGAGCAGGCAGCAGGTGCAGCAGCACAGCGCGGTCAGTTGCTAGAGCAGGCAGTTGCCGACTACTACAGCGCCGAGACCGGCAAGAAGCTGCGGAAGTCGAACGGCATCGTCCGACTCAAAGAGCATCCGTGGGCGATGGCGTCGCTAGACCGCACCATCGTTGGTGACCCTGAGGGCTTGGTAGAGATCAAGACCTCAACGAGCAGCCGCTGGCAGATCTATCCAGTGCCGCCTGAGTACGTTGACCAGGTGCAGTGGCAGATGTTTGTGACTGGTGCCAAGTACGCCGATGTGGCAGTCCTACTCTCAGGGCTGGTCTTCCGCATTGAGCGCGTAGAGGCTGACCCTGTCTACCAGACGATGCTCTTCGATAAGGCGGTTGCGTTCCGTGAACTGGTCGCCAGTGGCACACCGCCACCTCTGACCGGCAACGACAGCGACACGCTCGCAGAGGTCAAGCCGCAGAGTGGCAACACCTACACGGTCGCTGATCCGCAGCTCGATCACATCGCGCGCCTCTACATCGAAGCGAAGGCTGAGGCAGAGGCTGCCGATGCTGCACTCAAGGAGATGGCAATCGCCATCAAGGAGGCAATCGGTGAAGGCGAAGGTGTAAAGGGTCAAGGTTGGCTTGCCACCTGGAAGCAGAATAAGAGCAGCACCAAGGTGGACTGGAAGTCTGTTGCTGAAGTGTTCGAGTACATCGCTCCAGACACTTATCAGCGCGCAGTCTCGGTTGCTACCAAAGAGACGCCAGGGGCGCGTGTGTTCCGAGTCTTCGGTCGTGACGATGCATCCTAAGGAGATCCGGCTGACCGACGTTGAGGTGCGTCTGGCTACGGACTGGACGAACGCCAAGCAGGCGTTCAAGAAGCAGCACCGCGTAGTGGATCAGTGGTACGACCGCAACAGCAACTCGGCAGCCGTTGACCTGATGGGTCGCCTTGGCGAGATCGCCGCGTGCCGTGCTCTGGATCTGGACTGGTCAACAGTGTTGGACTGGGAGATCCGACCGGAGGGCGATAGCGGCATTGACTTTGTCGCCTATGGCTATCGGTGGGATGTCAAGACATCAACGCTGCGCGACCTGATCTTCAACAGCACTGAGCACTTCAAGGCAGACGTTGCGTTGCTCGTGCAGCTCGTTGGTGATCGACAGCGACCAGAAGATCCAGCGTCGGTGTGGCGCGTCTGGGGCGTGTGCTCTCAGGCAAAGTTCCAACGTGACTGCGTTGAGCACGTCTATGACGAGCGAAAGCGCGTGAAGGTCACCAATGACAAACTGGTGTCGGTAGATGAGTTCTTTGCTCGTCTCGGTGCTGGAGTAGGCAATGCGCGAGCGCCTCATCAAGACTCGCGCCTAGTAGTTCAGGAGGGAAGCAATGAGTAAGCAAATCGCAGCGGCACTCGCAGCGCCTTTTACCGGAGCCGATCTGAAGACGCGCCCAGGGCGCGGCGGAATGACCTTCACCTACGCCGACGCGCGAGCCGTAGCTCAACGCCTAGACGATGTTCTAGGGCTGGCTGGCTGGCAGTTCGAGGTTGAGGTTGCCGACGCGGCACGCTCAGTCGTTCACGGCACTTTGGTTGCCGTCATTGAAGGCGTGACCACCGTCCGAGAGGACTTCGGTTATCCAAACAGCGCTCAGGATGACGAGCCGCTCAAGTCTGCTGCCAGCGACGCGCTACGCCGCTGCGCTGCTCAGATTGGCGTGGGGCGGTCTCTTTATGCGTCAGGCACAGGAACGAGCCTCTCCGTGGCTCCTAGGGCGGTCTCCGTTGATTCTGTGAGCCATTCTCAGCCGTCGGTTTCTACGAACGATCCAGTGGTAGCAGCCGCAATGCTCTTCGCGGAGGGTGAATGCCCAGACCATCGCACCGCTTGGTCGCACAAGCCTGCCGGTGTCAGCAAGGCTGGCAGGGCGTACAACGCCTTCTACGCCTGCTCTGGCAAGTCGAACGGCGACTTCTGCAAGAGGAAGCCGAGCATCGCGTGGGTCAACGCCCAGGTGCGCGATGAGGGTGAGGCGATGCTTGCCGCCAAGGCGAAGGGTCTGCACGATGGCAACCCTGCGCTAGAGACCGCGCTAGAGGAACTGCCGTTCTAGTCAACGGCAT